AGCTGAATTATACGGTTCTCATGCTACTTTTACAATTTATTTATTAACAGTTCCTTAAGGTCACCCTCTCCGCCATAGCCTCCGTCACCTATGACACCGTCCCGTTTGGCTCCGGCGGCGGCAGAACCGTAACCGAGGATGAAGAGAATACCGTAACGGCTCTCTGTGAAATTCTTGAAGCGAGCTCTGATGGCGCCGGGCTCGTTACGCTGAAGTTCGAGAGCGCGGATCTGACCGTTCCCGATTATCCGGAGGAAGTTACTCCGTCGCAGCCGTACACCCAGATCATCGGTACGGGAAATCGCCTGGCGGGGACTGTGTTTCAGCCCAGGCCCGCGGATTATCCTTACGACGATAACGGCTTTTACGAGATCGTAAGTTCTGCCGGCGGCGTCTACACGGTTAAGCGCCTCAATGACAGCTATGGCGAAGTATCAGACTGGCCCGGCTTTTATTCCTCCGGAGTCAATCAGGAGCAGATTGTCTTTACTCTGGTAAGCGGTCAGGCCAGCGACGGCGGTTACGCTGGGCCTTACCGGGCCTGTCCGTACGGCGCGGAATCCCGCATCTTCGAGCTTGATTTCTCCCTGCCCCAGGGACTCGGGAAACTCAACGATAACGGCGAGTTTGACAGGCTCACCGTCAGCATTCAGATCGAGTACCGGAGAGCCGGTTCTGATGACGCATACACCGTGATCGAAAAGACCTGGACGAACAATACCAATGACCAGCTTGCCGAGACCGTCAGAATCGAGCTGGAAACAGCCGGGAATTACGAGTTCCGGGTTCTCAGAACTTCTCAGGAGGACGGCTCCTCCCGGGCTCTTGAGGAGATCAAGTGGACAGGGTTTAAGAGCGTTATCAGCGCCGTTGACCATTATGACAATATGACGGTGCTGATCTGCCGGTTCATGGGCAACGAGACTCTTTCGGAGCTTTCTGAAAATCAGCTTGCCACCTACTGGACAAGAAAACTTCCGGCTGTGAGATACGGGTATTCAGTCACAGCCGATCAGCCTCCCGTGGCAACAAGGGACATCGCTCCGGTGGTGCAGTACATTGTGCGGAACTCCAAATACCGCAATATTCTGGATGAGGATACGCTCATGGATTTTGATGAACTCTGGCGGTCTCAGGGCCTGGAGTGCAACGGCTCCATTGACAGCGACAGCACGCTTCTGGAATCGCTCAGAGATGTGCTTAACTGCGGCTTTGCGGTTCCGGTGGTGCGGGACAACACCTTATCTATCAAAAGGCTTTATGCCGGTGCGCATCCGGTGCAGATCTTCACCAAAAGCAATATGACCTCAAGCCCGGTGATCACCTGTTCGCTCCCCAGAGAGGATGACGTTGACGAGGTGGTGGTGAATTTCACCTCCCCGCAAACCTACAAGACCGAAACCGTGTACTGCCATGTTGATGCGGACGGGAATAAGCGCATCACGGACTATCCCGAATCCGACAATCAGGAGCAGCTTGAAGCCTGGGGCGTAACAGACTATGACCATGCGGTGGCTCTCGGCATGAGGCGCCTCCGGTATCTCAGAAACACCAGAGTGACCTATGAAATCAGGACGGAGCTTAACGGCCTTAACTGTCAGTTCAATGACCTGGTGGGGCTCATGCTCGATGAGAACCTCTCCAACATCACGGGCAGAATAACCGGAATCAGCGGCCAGACCATTACCACCGACATCGAGCTTCCGGAGGATAACTGGGAAGGCATTGTGTATATCTCCCGGAAGGACGGCTCCTACGGGGAATATACGTTTTACCGCTATGACAGCCATACCCTCTGTCTTGATACCCATCCGGATCTGGAGTGGGACAGCGAGTTCGGGAAATCTCTCGAGTATCCGCTCTTTGCCATCGGGGAACTCCGGCTCTGCTGGGTTACCGCCGTTAAGCCGGAAAGTGGCAACCGCTGCTCCCTTAAGCTCATCAACTACTCGGAAGACATTTTCAAAGACGACATCAAGGAGAAATACCAATGAAGGCATTCGCAGTTCTGGACTCAGGGTACATCAATCAGGCGGTGGTATCCCTGAGTTCCTTTTTCAGATACAACCGGATAAAGCTCGTCATTTACGCCGAGAATAACACTGACCTTACAAGGCTCATGGCCATTCTACCGAATAACCTTGCGGAGATAAGGCTCGTGGATTTCCCGCAGCATGATCTTTTTACTACCGTGGGCGGTAACCGGCTCATGGTTCATCGCACCGCTGTTCCGGCTATTGCTCAGAGAATCAGGGCTCTGGAAGAAGTTTCTGCAGAAACGGACTGTGTCCTGAACTTCGACCTGGACACGCTGTTTCTGGGCTCTCTGGTGCCGCTTCTTGAGGAGATCACGGCAGAACATGAGACCGGCATCTTCGGCGTCAATGAACGGGAGAACCGGAATAAGTGGATGAAGGGAATGCATCTCACGGAAGTGGTTAACACCCCGCTGTATTTCAACACCGGACTTATGTGCTACAAGGCTGACTGCGCGGGGCTTTATGACAGCTTTATCAGAACTCTTGAGGAGCATAGCCCCTTCATGTACTGCCCGGAGCAGGACTTCATCAATCTTCATTTCAAAAAGAAATACCCGCTCGCCAATGAGTTCAATGCCATGTGGTTCAACCCCGGCTACCGGGAAATGGCTCCTCTGATGGTGCATTATCTTTCCCTCGAGAAGCCCTGGAACCGGTTCATCTCTCTTGATTTCCGGGCTTATGCCTGGTGGCGGAAGTACCTCTCCGCCTGCGAACGGGTGGCAGGCTATCTCGACAGGGACTTCATCGGACTGGTGCGAAGTAACGTAAGCAGAGTGAAATGACAGGCGGCTTTAGGTCGCCTTTTTTATTGGGAGAGACAACATGAGAGAGCTTTGGAACATGCTCCAGGCGGTATTTACCGGAATCGGCGGGTGGCTGGGGTACTTTCTCGGGGGCTGTGACGGACTCCTGTATGCCCTGATTGCCTTTACGGTTATCGACTACATCAGCGGCGTTATGTGCGGGATTCTCGATAAATGCTTATCAAGCGCTGTGGGCTGGAGGGGGATCTTCAAAAAGATTATGACATTCCTTCTGGTAGGCATTGCCAGCATTCTTGACGCCAGAATCTTTCAGACCGGGAGCGTGCTCAGAACCGCGGTGATTTTCTTTTACCTCTCCAATGAGGGGGTAAGCCTTCTGGAGAATGCCGCCCATCTGGGACTTCCCATTCCGCGGGTGGTGAAGAAAGCCCTTAAGCAGTTACACGATAAATCAGAAGATGACGATAAGGAGAAAACAAATGAGCAATAGTAAACTTGTAAGCTACACGGGCCTGAGTCCCAACCATTCCGGCAGGAGGACTCATGCGATTGATCGAATTACCCCTCATGCGGTGGTGGGGCAGCTTTCTGTGGAGAGGATCTGCGGCTGCTTTGCCGGCAAGGACAGACAGGCAAGCTGCAACTATGCCATCGGGGCTGACGGCAGGATCGGTCTCTGTGTTGATGAGGATAACCGTTCGTGGTGCTCATCATCCCGGGACAATGACCAGCGGGCCGTTACCATCGAGTGCGCATCAGACATGAATGAGCCTTATGTCATGAAGCCGGAGGTGTATGCGGCTTTGGTGGAGCTTTGCGCTGACATCTGCAGAAGGAAAGGCAAGAAGCGGCTGGTGTGGATAGCTGACCGTGGGGAAGCATTGAGGTATGAGGTCAAGAGTGACGAAATGCTCCTGACCGTTCACAGGTGGTTCGCAAATAAATCATGTCCGGGAAACTGGCTATTTGAAAGAATGGGCAGTTTGGCGGACGAGGTTAATAGCAAACTTTAGGATTAATTGATTATTGACATTTAGGCGTGAAAAGGTTTATATTATGAATGCGCTAATTGCCGCGTTTTTCCTTATGTTTCGCGGCTCGATTCCTGGCGCATTCCTCAACAGCGGGGCCGGTCATTCCCCGCTGTTTCTTTTTTATTCCGGGATTTTGCGTAAAAGCAGCGCTAACCCGATGGCACCGATATCTATTACATCCTGTTCAGCTATCTTTCCCCGTAGGAGCCTGCCGCCGCGGTTTACAGCTGTTTTTATCATCTGTACATCAGAATAGCCCGATTTTGTCAGATCCAGGGCGTTTACCCTGATACTGTTCAAAATTTCATCCAGTTTACTTTCCCTGCTCATCTTTTCCGCCCCGCATTACTGATAAATCTATATTCTTGATTTTCCGCTGCTGTCCCTTATCAGGCGCGGGCGGATCATCCCGCAAGCCGCATAATGCCTTTAATTTGGAAACACGCGCATCACCTATCGCGGATGTGAAGACATTAGCCGCGGACCACTCCGCAGGCGTGATCATGCCGGGCGTAAATGTGGGATTGTTATACTCTGAAAACCACTGATATAGGATTTTGACCGGGTGCTCGTTAGTAGTCCGCGGGCGCTTGATACCCTCGACCACGTATATATATACCTTGTTGTTAGTGCCCGGTACAACATGATTCCAAAAATCAGTAATCTGCACGTAACCGGGATCCGGGATATCAACAGATGAATCTTCTGCCGATTTGCGCAGTGACCACTCAACACCGGCCGCATCGCGGAAAGACTGAACCATTTGGAACCCGTTGACCTGGCATAATCCCAAGCCGTCAGAGACAGGCACGGGCGCCGCCTGCTGATACCCGCCCGCGGGCGGCATGATGTTCTTAATCTGCGCCGGGGCGGGGATATTCCCGGCCTGATACTGCCCCAGGACGCCCGGCATATAATAGCCATTGTTAATCATGTTTGTGTACTCTCCAAAGATTTAACGCCGCCGTTGCTACATGACAGGCGTTTTCCTTCACGCCTGCCATATCCGCGGAATCGTGCGCTTTTTTGAGTTCGTTTATTTCCATGATCATTATATTATACGCGCCCGCGTCTGTGTTCCTGTCGTACTTGCTCCACGTCTCCGGGGGATTATGATCCACCTTCGCGCACTCTGACATAAAAACAGCGTCCGGTCCTGAGGGTTCCGCCCCGGATTCAGGTATGTAAATCTTCATGTTTCACCTATAAAAAAGCCGGGCTTTAACGCCCGGCCCGTAATGGCTCCAAGCTGAAAGATTATGCGCCCGCCGTAGTGCTCTTGCTGTTGAGGGCATTCATGGCCGCCAGGATCTGCGCTGTCTGTGCAGTCTGACTTGCCGCAAGCTGCTGCTGGAGATTGATCTGCGCCATGAGCGCCGCGTTCTGTGCTTTGCTGTCCGCAAGCGCGTTCTGAATCGCCTCAGTCTGGATCTGTCTCTGTAACTCTCTGTTAGCGCATCCTTCCTGCTCAACTTTCTGAAGAACCTGGCAGCAGCACTGCTGCTGCTGTGCCGCAAGCTGCTGAGCCTGTAAACGGTTTTCATAGTTCTGCGCTATGATATTCTGATTGATTGTTGCCCCGTTGGTGTTTACCGCGTTGGTGACGCCGCAGAAGCCCTGCTGCATAGCCATATCAGACGCCGCCCGGGCCTGAAGATTGCTGATATTAGCCGCGTTCTGTGCCTGAATGTTGCTAACGTTGGCAGCATTTACCGCGTTAGTGATTGCGTCTGCGGCAGAATTAATCAGGTTGCCCGTAAACTGATTCTGGTTAGAAGTCTGAAGAAGCAGATCCCGATCCGCGTTTGCTACCTGCCCCTGGAGTGCGCTCATCTGCCCCTGAATCGCGTTAACCGCCCCGGTATCATACCCGGCAGCCGCATTTCCTCTCCCGCCCCAGGGGCCGTTGCCGTTCCAAAGGGAGCCGAGCACAAGTCCCCCGACAAATCCCGCACCGCCCGAGAGCAGAGACATCCCGCCGAATCCGTCACCCATATCTATCATAGTGCCCTCCGCCATAAAAGCCTCCTGAGGAATAAACAAAAATGCCGCCCGTTTTTCAGGGCGGCATCAGTCTACATCAGGATGTATCTAGCAGATATGAGGTTTATCTGTTGTGTTTGCGTCTTTCCACAATTTTTTGAAAAGGCAGCATATTCTGCGCATTTCATCACGTTTTACTTCCAATCTGTATTGCCGGTCAATTAACATATCAGTGTATAAAATCGTGTCAGAAAGCGACATAATGCATCTCTTTAACAGTTCCGTATCCGTTAAATCATCAGTCGAAAATTCTTGCATCATAGTTCACCAGTTTAAGCGTGCATGATTTGTCACCTGGTTCTACAGACTGCACCCAGCATGGCACAATTTCACCGATGACAAAAAACGGATATTCAAGCGTTTTGCCGTATTCGGGATCCCATGCGATAAAACTGCCCGAAATTTCAAGCGTAAAGGAATCTTTTCTGACAAAGGGATAATTTATCGATGAACCGTCTTTTTTCCGCACGTAAACAACACCGGAATCAAAACGCGCGGGGATTGACTGATCCACGGTTATGGTTTTGGCTGTGCTGTCATATTCCGTTATTCTGCCGCTGATGTTGCTGAGTTCCTGAGGTAACACAAGCCCGACATAATCAAGGTACTGGCAGTTCAGGCCGTCTAATTCCGTCTGTATCTCATACTGCGTTTTGCAATATGTTAAAAATTTCAGACGCCTTACAGCCAGGGCGCGGGCCTGCGCGTGATTGTCGTCAGTGCCTTTTATGCCCCAGGTATCAAGCTTTTCCGCGTTGTTTGTGGTTGCATATGTAGTTTCTACCACATTGCCTGAATCATCAAGATGATAAAAATAGGTTGATGTTTTCCAGGTGATGGAATCGATGTATGACAGTTCAATCTCTTTCACATCGTCATCTTTTGCAAAAGTTAAATTGACCACCGGGGCGGCCGTGAGGTTCTGCGGCATAAAAATCTGCTGGAAGGCGTCTGATGATGATTTTTTCGTCATCCGGGCAAAAGATACGAGATTGTTTGACACTGTAGGCTCTGACATGCACACCTTCAGCGCGTTCCTCAGCTCATCAAGAAGCGTGCTGTCATCGTCTATCGTGCCGGTGAGTTTATACCCGGTTGATTTGCAGTACGCGTCAAGCGCCGCCAGGGAATTGTGATCTATGATTCCCGCGTATTTACTGTTGTTGAGTATGTACTGTACAACGGGCGCCACATCTTCCGTTATGACTAAATCAGAGCCGTTTACCGCCGGCAGCTTCCTGGTCCAAAAGGTAGCAATCTGATTTTCAGAAAGCTCGGAAAGCGTCTCGGACCCGCGGAACCGGCATAAGATTGTAGTCATGCCCGCGTATGAAGTCGGCTGTGCTATACAGGATTTTAATCCGGTCCACTTGACAGTATCGACCTGAGCGGCATCGTCGACCTTGTCGGATGTGTTCTTTATACGGCACTCATACGCGCCCGCGTCAAATGTAAACGTCATAGTTTCCGCGAGTTCATCGCCCGTGCCCGCTGTTTTCTTGTATTCATACGCGGTCCAGGCGGATGTTCCTACTTTACGCCATTCTATTGACAATGTTACGGTTCTTTCATCATATTTGCCGCTTCCATTAAGATATCCCAGCCCGGCCGGAAAATCGATATCAACTTCGTACTCGGTAGCAGTCGCGCCGATAGGACAGGCGCGGTAAGGCCCGGCGTATTCCTTTGCTTCTGCGGCATCGGCGTCTTCCTGATATGACACGGTAAGGGCGTCATCTGCTACACCGTCAACCCACAGATCTGACCCCCAAAAGCCCGACCACGGGATCTCCTTATCGGTATCAGGATCAATGCGTTTGACCGTATAGACCGGGGCGGATACGTCTGGGCCATAATTTCCACCGGCAACCGGGTGCACGGGATTCCCCTTTACGGTAGTGCTTCCTACCTCGGTAATCTCATACGTGCCATTGTCTGACAGGCGTTTTTCACCGGTCAGCGGTTCAATAACGGAATCAGATAATGACTGTGTAATCGTGACTGTATACCAGGAAGAATCAAGGCCTATTATGCGTCCCGTTATAGTTGTAGCCGGATCCGGAACAACAGGAAGATCACTTAATCCGGAAATTTCCGCCGTGATTTTCCCCGCTGAAACGGAATAGGTTATAACGTTGCATGTTCCACTGACTGGCTCAGAAGAAAACGTTGGAGATTGCGGCCCACTACCGGAAGCAATGACCCATTTTTCATATTTTGTAATTGTTACGCTGATAGATGTATCAGCTATGCATGATACATCTGTAAACGCCGGTTCAGGCGTCCAGGAAATCTGTATGTTTCCTGAATCAAGTTTTACCGCATCACACACCGACTCGGAGGCCCAGGATCTGACATCCGGCGCGTTTGTGATCCTGATGTAATCCCCCGTTTTAACACCGATGTTTGCAGCTGCAAGAATAAACGCCTCACTGCCACCGGTAGTAACTGAAGGCCTATATCCGACATATTGCCAATACACACCGCAAAAGCTTTTCGGCATGATATGCCAGGACAGGCCGCCGTCTTTACCGCTTGCATAGGATTTTCCGCCGGTGTATACGACATAACCGCCCGATTCACCGGGAGCAACATTGCCAAATGGATCTAAGGTTTTGCCTGATGATGTGACCTC